GGTTAAATGGGGGGGTAGGGGAGGGTTTCATTAAAACCCCCCTCCCTCCGCTCCTAGAAGGTGCTGATATATCAAATTTTATTGTGAGCATGGATTTTTTGCTATATAGGTGCTCTTTATTAGATATACGAGCGTATATACATTCTAGTACATATTATATTTAATAATATATGAAAAACCCCATCCTAATCTCGATTCTGTGTTTATACGGAATCACTTTATCGTGTAGCACCAAGAAGTTTCCACAAAAGCAAAGCGCCTGGCAAAGTCACATAGAACACAAAATCACCCATACTACCCCTAGAAGTTCATATCATGACAAGGCCACTCTTAAACGGGTACGTCTAGTTAAAGGACATGAATCGTATACCTCGTATCCCACTAAATAACTCTGATACTTCTTTGATTATATAAAGTATTTCAGTATAATATATATAAACATATGATAGACTCTTTAATATATGGCATAGTAGCATCTAGCTTCGTGATAGGCATAACCCGAAGCGTATTGCTCTTATACAAGCGGTTTCCTCGTTTAGGGTTTGGTTTAATATATGGATCGTTAGGCGTTAAGATGTTCGCTTTAGGAGCATTTACGCTGCTAGCTAAGCCTTATATTGATAACATAGTTATATATGCTAGCATAATTCTTTCTGCTATTATATATAGCAATGTGTATGTTCTGCTAAAATTACATGGAAAATAAATGCTTACCGGAATAGGTATATATCTAGGAATTGGTTTAATATGGATTCTTGTATTGGAATATTCTGTGTACACTTTACCGGAAGATGAGCTAGATACCGAAACTGTTATATTTAATTTGTTGCTTTGGCCCATGATCATAGTGTATTTATTAGAAGAGTTTCGAAAGCGTAATCAATAGTATGGCCTGGAAGGACGTACTAGCGAACTATCGTACTAACGATATATTTATTAATAAATTCAAGGACACTCAAATGAATGAACTAGAAAAAAACATGAAACGTATTGGAACAAAAAATATTTCTGAACAAGATTCTGGACGTCAATTTGTTTCTACAAGTCAAAAACAATTGCAATTATTAGAAGAACTTGTTAAGTTAAATAGTCAAATGTTGGCAGAGTTACAAAAAATGCCAAAGAAAATTGGATCATGATTAAATTAAAATCATTATTATCTGAAAAATACCTAGGCTTTGGTTTTGGAGCTGGAAAGGTTAAAGAACAACAATTACCGGATGCATCTGCAACTGATATAATGCAAGGATTAGATAGAGATCCTGCAACCGGCCAATTGAATAGTAAACAAAAAGAACTATCAATCGATCAATTGAAGTTTGATGAACTTGTAAAAATATTTAGAGTTAAAGATTATTTTAATGATGTTCATTTTAATAGAATGCAACCAGACGGTAAAGAAGGTCCATATTATAGAGATGGATTAAGTTTTCCTAATCCAAATGATACATCATCAATTGTTGCAGATATGAAGTCATTAGAAAATTGGAAAGAAAGAACCAAACGAAGATTTGGTAATGTTAAAGTAATATTAAATCCAGATGCAGAAGAACATTGGGAAAAAGTTAAAATTGAAGATGATAAATTTTCCCAAGATAAACAAGATGCAGATGCTGCAAAAATGGATATGTTAAAACAATGGGGAACTACAGAATGAATTGGATAAACGGCTGGAAAGCATATAACAAGAAAAACGTATTTGAAGTTAATATTAGATTAGGTAAAATTACCGTGTTAGAAATAGTAACTTCACCTAAAATAAAAATAATGATACTAAACTTTGGTATAGAACTTTGATCAAACTCAAAGACATATTAATAGAACAAATAGGATTCCAAATTCCAGGAACTCCTAAACAAAAAAATATTGGACGCAAAACACGTCAGGAATTTGCTAAGTTTTTCAATAACTTTGAAGCAGGTAATACAAAAACTGCTATATCAGGTTATGCTGAGCAAATAATGAATTCAGATGCGCCTGATGAAGTAAAAAGAAATGCATCTGAAATATTAAATGAAATGGAGAAAGTAGCAATAGATATTCAAGACGAATTACATACAAGACAAATAAGTGACGATGAAGTTGCTGAAACAATATTTGATTATGTTAATTCTGAAATGGATGCTTCTGATTCAATTGAATTTGAACAATTATTATGGTACGACAATCAAATCGATTCAAGTATCAACTCCGGAATGATAGAAAATGCTGTTGCTATTATGGACCAGTTACTTCACCAATTAGAATTCATACGTGGTTTTATCTTACAAGAATTTCCAAAAATCTCTCCTGCAGGATTTAAAAGATAAAACTAATCTAGAAACATAACAATATGAAACATACAAGGTTTACTACTATCCTTACATACTTACTGTGCGGAAAGTGCAAAAATAAATGGTTTACTAAAGGATATTTTGTTAAGAATACCTGTCCCAAATGCAAACATGAAGATATAACTGGTAATTCATTATAATGTAATATTTATATAAAATGATCAAGCTCAAAGACATATTAATGTACGAAGGTACTCGTTGTTGGAAAGGATATGAGAAGAAAGGAATGAAAACGATGTTTGGAAAACGTGTTCCAAATTGCGTTAAACGTGAAGCTAAATTACCAGATGAAGGATTTTCAGATCCGGAAGATATGATCATGTATGAGGATGAATTAGGAGAAGATTTAAGAAAGTGGTTAAAACAAAAATGGGTTAGAATGGGACCTGATGGTAAAATTAGAGGTTCATGCGGCGGAAGAAAAAAAGGAGAAGGCAAACCTAAATGTTTACCATTAGCTAAAGCAAGAGCAATGGGAAAAAAAGGAAGAGCAGCTGCAGCTAGAAGAAAAAGAAAAAAAGATCCAAATCCAGATAGAAAAGGTAAAGCTATAAATGTAGCTACAAAATCTAAAAAGAAAAAATCATGATAAATCTTAAAGACCTATTAGAAACAAATAATCTAGACGAGCTTATTTCTAATCTTGAAGAAAAAAAGAAAAAGAAAAAAGCAAAACGTGATAAATGTTATTATAAAGTTAAAAGGCGTTACAAAGTTTGGCCATCTGCTTATGGATCATTAGCATTATCTGCATGCAGAAAGGTAGGAGCAGATGTATGGGGCGAAAAATCTAAAAATAATTCATGATTAAACTTAAAGATATATTAGAAGAATCGATAATAGGCGATAAAATTAAATGCGATAACTGTGGTTGGAGTTGGAAAATTATTGACGGTGGTAATGATTTATATATGTGTCATAAATGTGGACATAACAATACTCCTAAATTAACAGAAAAAGATCAAATAGTACAAACAGAAGATCCTAAAAAAATTAAAAAATTAAGGATTATTTTTGCAAATGATACTAAAATTGAAAAAGCATTGTCTGGACTATTTATTCGTTTAGGTCTTGTTACAAAAACATTTACTTCTATAGCAGATGCAATTGATTATGTTTTAGAATTAAGAAAAGCTGGAGTATCTAATTTAGAAGAATTAGTTATTGGATCTCATGGAACAAAAACAGGTACAAAACTAGTAGGCTCAGCTGCAAAAGATCAAACTGTTGGTAGAGATTTTGAATATGAAGATGGATCTAAAAAATGGCATAATTATGATGAAGCTTTACTAATAGCATGTAGAGATTTAATTAGTCCATCTACCAATGTATTTTTTACTGCGTGTTATGGAGCAGATCAACTTAATATTTTAGTACACGCTGCTAATATATTAGGAACAACAGTATATGGAGCAGCTGGTGTTAGTGCGCCTGGATTAAATAGAATATTAAATAAATTCTCAAAAAAGATTTTTAAATGTAAACCTGCACAAGAAGGTTTATCAAATGATGTGTATCTAGAAAAACAAATATGTTCTAATACAAATTCGCCAATACGATGGTTACGAGTAAAAGCATGATAAAGCTTAAAGACATATTAAATGAACAATTTCCTAGTATGAATTTTCAGTATCCATCTGCTCAAGCAGCAACATCTATAGAAAAAAGTTTTAGTCCTATTATTAAAGATGCAATGCAATGGATTAAAAACAACGATCATCTTTTAATAGACATATCAGCTTTAATAGCATCTGTAATACCAGGCGGTATGACAACTGCAGTTGGATTAGAATTAGCAAATGCTGCTTTATATTTTCAAAAAGGTGACAAATTAATGGGAAGTATATCTACTATATTTGCTGCACTTCCTATTATAGGATCGATACCTGGAGTAAAACAAGCTGTAGGATTTGCTTTGAAACGAGGAGTTAAATATTCTTTACCTCAAATAAAAAAGATTTTAGAAGCGGTAGTTAAATTTAAGAATAAAATAATAGGATTGTTTACGCAAATAAAAAGAGTTCCGCAAGCACAAGAATATGCAGAAATGTTACTTACCGGCAAAATTGATTATGAAGAATTTGTAGGGTTATTAACATCTTTACCTAAAGCCGGGCAAGTACTCGGAAAAACTGCATTAAAAATTAAACCTGATATGTGGTCTCATCAAACAAATAATCTTATTGCATTGCAAAATTGGATTAAACGACAAAAAGTTGTTGGTAGATCTATAGATCAACAAGGCGGATTAAAAAACTTTGATACTAGTATACAATCGAAAGATAAAATAACTGGTTCTTCATTTGTAACAGCTAGACAAAATGAAGGAACTCCAATGTTTATAAAAGGACGCCTTTATGATAAAAATAAGCCTTCTAAATATCTTATGACAACAGAATTGCCAGATAATGCATTTATACCAAATAGAGAATATATTAATTTACCTTCTTTTACTGCTAGTAAAGGAGCTGGAGTATTAAAACCTACCGAAGCTATTCGTAATATAAAAAATTATAAATTTTGGATATGGGATGAAACAATTCAAAATTATATTGAAATATCTCCACAACTATTATTAAAAAAATGATCAAACTAGAAAACATATTAAAAAGTATTCCAAATCAAGAAATAGTTGAATCTCATCTTGGTCAATGGGAATATCCTGGTAGAATAACTAGAATACCAAATAATCGAATTACAATGCAACCTGATCCTAGAACAGGTAAGCCAATAGAACATATATTATTAATAATAGGAGATCAAAGTGGAGAAAGACAAATAGGAATACCAGGAGGACCTAATTTATTTTTTCCTAATGATCAATCAGTTACGGAGTATCCAATTGGAAAGTCAAAAATTTATAAAAGTAATCAAAAATAATAATACTGCAACATATCTCAATATAGATCATATTGCAATGTTTTATATTGGAAAAACTGAAGAAACAACTATAGTTAATTTTAAAAATGGAGAAAAAATGTCAATCAAAGAACATGTTGATTTGTTTGCTGATAGAATTTCCATGGAAAAGTAATAAAACAATATTTATAATTAAATAAAAAAGGTATATAATATGTCATCAGATGAAATATGTGAAGAAATGAAACAACATTGGGAAGTGTTTCTAGAAAATCATGATAGATTTAATGAAAAAAAAGTAAAAGCAGCTGGTGTTAGAGCTAGAAAAGCAATAAATGAAATTAAAAAATTAGCCACAAAATATAGAAGTACCTGTTTAGCCGAATCAAAAGAGATATGAACGAGTCAATTCTTCGAAATATTATACGTGAACATCTATTAGAAAATCTAACTGAGCAAACAATCGAAACATCATTGTTTAGTCCAGAAGAAGAAAAGTTTCTTTCTGCTTTTGTAAAGACAAAATCAACTAGTTTAGGTATATTATATGCTAAGGATTTAACTGGAATTCGTGAATTTCTCAATAGAAGTGGTAAAGACTTTGATTTGACACCACAAGTTTTAAATAATTTGCTTAGAAACAAGACAATTTCCATAGTTCCTTACGGTGGTTACTCCAGAAATGAAGATTATACCATTCAATTGAATATTCCATTGGAAGATTTAGAAGGAATTAAGGCTCCAGAAGGCGAAGATGATGCTGCAGATGCAGAAGCACCAGCTGTAGCTGAAGAAAGTGTCGAAAGATTAGCTCAAAATATTGTAGCAGAAGCAAAAAAATCAAAAAAAAAGAAAAAAAGTAAGGTTCATACCGGTAAATCAAGAACATTAAAGCGATTACCTAAGGGATATGTTGGTTATTTAGAGAAAATTATACAAGTTTTAGGCGAAAAAGTGAAAAATGACATGGAAAAGGAGCATTTGGTTGCAGATATCCTTGATAACCTGTCTCATAACTTTGGTTTAACACCTAAACAAGTATATCGTTCTTATATTTATTATAAATCGCAAAATAGATTGGCAAATATCATCAAGGATAGCAATGATTAAATTAAAAGACTTATTAGAACAAGCAAAAGTTGTAAAATTACAAGAACAAACTGAAGAACTTAATCTAGGGCCAATACAATTAGCTGCTATATATGGTAATAATAGAGTTCAAGTTGCTAATAATAATTGGCAAAGAAATGCACAACAATTAGTTGATCAAATAAATAATGCAGTAGCAAATAAATTTCAGTTAAATAATTTACAAATTACCATTACTGGTATTGCTTCGACACTTTCTGCTACTACTAGATTTAGTACTACAGGTCCTGGAAATAGTGCCAATCCTCCAAATCATAATTATCAAGCAGTAGGAACGCCAACGGGAGGTAATTTACCGCAGCCATGGTCTGCTACCGGTAGTTTTGTCAATGTACCAAATGGTAACCAATTTTTAGCTACTACTAGAGCACAATTAATGGGAAGATTATTAGATCAGTTTTTAAGAAGTAATTTGTCTAGAGAGGCTGTTGCAGAATTACCACAAAATTATATTGTAACGAGAGGGGTAGTTCAAGGAAGACAACCTAGTATGACTGCACAAATTACTAGTAAATTAACAAAAAGACCAATACCAGATCTACCTCCATTTCAAATAAAATATCAATGGTTTAATCTACAAGGAGTTTCAAAAAGCCCATTAGTATTAATAAATACTTCTGATTCATTTTATAAAGGAGCTAATCCAACTCCAAATGAATCGATTCCTTCATCATTTTTAAGAACTATTAAAAATTCAGCAATACCATTTGCTGGATTTCAAAGTACCTCAGAAGATCCTAAAAAGTTTGAAGTTCGAGGAACTGCATTTATACAAATAAATCCTGATAGTTCCAATAAAGATACTGCATTTTATAATTCTTATGATAAATGGTTAGAAGATGTTCAAAAAATGTTAAAAGTTACCCCATCAAAAGGCGGAATTGGAATTAAAATACAAGGAAGTAATGATATGCTCTTAAGAGGAGGAGTAAGGGGATCAGTCAGATCAGATAGAAAAGCTGGAGTTGCAAATTTTGTAAAAAATGATAGAACATTTGTATCTGGAAGAGAATATTATTTATTGAAACCAGCAACAGAGTCTCCAAAATTAATGGCAAATTTATATCAAGAAAAGCCATTAGCACAACAACAAATACCATCACACTTACAGCAATTGTCATATATGGGAGTAACAAAAGTAAGTTAAATATTACTTGGATTTTCAATCTTTTTTTCTTATTATATATAAAAATTAAAAGATATGAAAAAGTTGCTAATTATATTATTATTTCCAATCTCAATATTTTCACAATATATACCTGGAGAAGATACAATAATCGTAGATCCTATAAAGTATATGCATGAATTATTAAATGAATATCGTGTAGAAAATGGATTAGACACATTAGCTTTAGATACTAATAGAATTAGACTTGCACAAGAATGGGCAGAATATTTAGATACTACCAATCAATTATATCATAGTGGCTATGGTGCTGAAAATTGCTTATATGGATCTAGATTTACATCTTCTATGATGTGCATAAAAGGTACGTTACGATCTTGGAAAGAATCTCCGGGTCATAATAAAAATTTACTTTATCCAAGTCATAATATTGTAGGATATGGATATCATGGTAATATTGCCGTAATGCTTTTTGGATTCTAGAAAATTTTTTCTTATAATATAATAAATAAATAAAACAAATAAATATGGGTTACTATACAGCCAAAGTCCAGTTATCAGATGATTCAACTGGCAAAAAGAAGAAAGTTACAGAAATGTATCTTGTCGAAGCTATGTCTGTTACAGAAGCAGAAGCTAAAGTAGTTAAAGATTTTGGATCTACTACATTGGAATATGAAGTGAAAGCAGTTTCATCAAGTAAAATCATTAAAATTATTGAATAATGTATACTCAAGGAGAAACAGTAATTGTTACAGAAAATATAGACAAAAAAACTAAAGAGGTTAAACATGAAGTAGGTGTTATCATGAAAGCTTTTGTTCATAAAAAGCAAACCTTTTACGATGTATTATTAGAGAGGAGGACAGCATTATCCTTTCTGAATACAGCAAAGACTTCTAAAAGATATTATATCAATAATACTCTTACTGCAAAATTAGTAGAGTCTGGAAATATAGAATCAACTATACCATTCAAGTATATGTTAGACAATGAGGAACTTCCTATAATTATTGCATAATGGCCAGGCCAAAATTACCAGAAATAGACAAACTAAAGAAACGAGTCAGGAAAAGATATCCTGGCTCTTATTGTGTTCAAGATTCATCCGGAGACTATTATATAGAATGGAAATCAGAAAATTTAAATGATACATTCTTAATGGAAAATAGCTCTTCTGAATTAGAAGCATGGAAACAAGCTGTTATAACAGCTAAACATGAACAACATATCAATAGAACACATCCTTTAAAGGCTTTAATGTCTCAAGAACAAAAAAATCAAAATAAAGAACGTATAACTAGAAGAATAAGAAAATTATGATAACAAAAACTATCAATCAATCATGGGCTATACCAGATAATTTCAAAGAAAGATATGGAAGAATTTGGTCTGAATTAGATTTTGAAATAAATCCAAAACTATCAAATTATGCTTTTAGTAATGATCCAATGAATACTATAGTAGGATCATTAATATTAGACAGAAAACGTATTTCTGTAAAGTATAAGCAATTGTTAGGAGCTACCACAACAATGTCTCAATATGTTTCAGATGTATTTTTTAATAAGCCATCCAAAACAGAAACAATGGAAGTAACTATATTTAATAACACTTTTTATTTAAAGAAACACGAAATAGGCAAATTAGCTCAAACAATTCAAGATTCATGTGACACAATTATGAAATCTTATAAGTTAGGTTTATATTTATAATAAAGTAATATGAAAACATTTAAGTATTTTTTTATATCCGATAGTAAAAAAGAATCTATAGGTAAAGTAACAGCAAAAGATTTAAATGAAGCATATATTAAAGCGGCTTATATTAAAAAATTAGCCCCAATGCATTTCAAACAATTATTTGATGTTCAGGAAATAAATGAGTAAAACAATTGAAAATATTATTATTAATTTACCCCATTTAAATTATTTTCAACAACTGACATCTAAGGAAAAAATTGAATATTTTTTAGATCTATATGATACAGCAGAAAAATCAAAAGATTATTCATTAGATGATTTAGCTCAAGGCGTACAAAATTTTTTCGACGAATTAGATAATGAAGAATTAGCTCCTGACTTTGAATCATATGATGTAGGTTCTGGAACTGGAAGTGATCGTGTCGACGTTTTAGTTGATAATGAAAACTTAGTATTAGAATCAAATAGTTTAAAAGCTACAAGAGAAATACGCAATCGTTTTTTAGATTGTGGATATTTATTGTCAAGAGACTTGGAAATCGAAGATATGTTAAAACCAGACAAAATCACTCGATTTCTTAGAGTCTATAAAATCATAGGTAGAACTTATCACCTATGTTATAATTGAGTCACGGTAGGTCTCAATTTTTTTAATAATAACGGTTAGCTAATGCAACCATAAAACACAGGAGGTTTAAAATGACACATTTTAAAGAAACACTATTACTCAATGATTTCGACTTAGTTTGGAAAAACTTTTTCGATCAAACATCTAAATTTTTACCAGTAACATCAAATAAAATGAATTATCCAGTTGATATATTTACAACGGATAATGGAATACAGTTTGAAATTGCTGCAGTAGGTTTAGAAAAATCTGATATTGAAATTTTAACAGAAGGAGAAACGTTAAGAGTTCGATACAACAAAGGCAAAGAAGAAAAACGTGAATTTATTCACAAAGGTATCGCAAAAAGAGCTTTTGATTTTGCTTGGAAAATATCTAAAGAATTAGATTTAACAAAAGCAGGAGCAGCAATGGAAAAGGGATTGTTAGCAATTGATATTCCATATGCTAAAGATAGAGCACCAAAGCGATTAACAATAAAATAAGTTATACTATAAAATAAGTTACATGAGACCTACCAACTCATTATGTTTTCTACCAACTGTAGAATTTCAGAATAAAAGATTTAATGTAAAACGATTAATAAAAGAAGATCCAAATGAGAATATTGAATTTTGGAAGAATCTTATAGAACATGATACTGTTTTACGTAAAGATGGTTATTTATGGTTTTTAACTGAAATAACAGCTGTAGAAATAATCGAAGAATGAAAAAAAAGAAATTACCAAAATATGTACAAGACATATTTAAAAAACAACAATTTAAAATTGGAGACACTGTTAAATGGGAATTTTTAGGAGAGTCTGGATGGGGAATTGTTAAAAAAATATTAAAAGCTAATGATAAAATTACTTACATGGTTAAAACAGGCAAGTACACATATCCTTGCGGTATTCAAATCAAAGAATACTCAAGTTACTATGCCGGATCAATCGACTACGAGACTTCAAAAAATCGATCAAATAATGTCAAAGCCGGAGTTTCAACAACTAAAACACGAACTAACAATCAAACAAGGAAACGACTTTCTAGATCTAATATCAACACAATATCAGATACAGGATCTAGATCTAGGTCAACGAATGGTATTGGGAATGGCAATGGAAAATACAGTGAAACAAGTTCAAAAAGCAAAGAGACAATTGAAAAGTCAGAACTAGATAAAGAAATTGATAAACAGAAAGATTTTTTGCGTAGATTTACGTAAATCTATATTTATAAAAAAGAAATATAAACAATTTAAAAAAAGGGTTACACAATGTCAAAATTTGTATATAAAGAGCAAGTATTAGATTTAGTAGTCGATACTGCAGATATTATTAGAACTATAGGCCGTGGAGTTGAAAATAAAAGTATTGATACTCAATCAGCATTACATAATTTAGCATCTGCATTATCAAAAATGGAAAAGGCTACTGAGTATTTAAGAAAGTCATGAAACGATCATTTCCGTATTTAGTATTAATAGCGGCATTGGCTTTAGCGTCAAGTGCCGCTTATTACAGTGTATATGGAATTAGTAAACTATTTTCTGCACAAGCTTTAGCAGTAGCCATTATGGCTGGAACATTAGAAGCTTCAAAATTAATTGCTGCAACATATCTACATAGATATTGGAAAAAGATAAATTTTTTATTTAAGTTGTATTTAACATCTGCTGTTATTATATTAATGTTTATTACATCAGTTGGAATATATGGATTCTTAACAGCATCATATCAAACTACTGCAAATGAATTATTTATAATTGATAAAGAAGTAGCAGTTATTGAAATGAAAAAATCTAGATATGAAGAACAGTTAAATGGATATACATCTGAAAAAACCCAATTAGCAGAATCAATAACTGAATTAACAAAAGGACTTTCAAATAATAAAGTACAGTGGAGAGATAAAGAAACAGGTCAAATTATTACATCAACTTCAAGTAAAACACGAAAAGTATTACAAAGTCAATTAAACGACTTTAAAATTCAAAGAAATAATGTATCAATAAAAATAGAATCATTAACAGATGCAATAACAAAATTAGATTTACAAGTTTTAGATTTACAATCCAATTCAGAAGTAGCTAATGAAATTGGACCATTAAAATATGTTTCTGAATTATTAAATCGTCCTATGAATCAAGTAGTAAATTGGTTTATATTAATTTTTATATTTGTATTTGATCCATTAGCTGTAGTTTTATTAATTGCCGCTAATAAAGCATTTGAAATAGTTAGACCAATTGTAAAAGAAAATATATATGGCGAACAAGTTATAAAAAATAGTAATCCGGAAGCTTTTAGGCCTCCACATCCATCCGATGCAGCTGCAGTACCTTATTCTGATACTGAAGATTTTCTTGAAGAAGAAGCTGAAAAAAGAATGGATATTATAGGCCAAAATGGAAATGACGGATTACACTATAAAGAAGAATCAAGACCAGGAAAAACAAAAGTTATATCATGAAAAAAGAAAAATCAACAAAAATGTTACAATGCAGATGTGAAAGTTGTACTAATATAGTAGAAGTAGCTAAAACATCATTATCAGTCGTTTGTTCTTTCTGTACATTTAAAATGGCAGAAGGTATATTGGAATATTCCAAATAATTTATTATAATAAATAAAAAGTTATGTTAGAAGCCGAAAAAATTAAATCGAACTGGGACGAATATAGAAATAGAGTTAATACTTTATTTCCAGATAGAGCAGAAAAATTAAATAAATTATATGATGATTATGAAGAAAGGATTGTAATGATGCCTGCTTCTTCTGTTGCACATTATCATAATGCATTTGCTGGAGGATATATAGATCATGTATTAAGAGTAATGGATTGCGTAAATAAATTATATGATTCATGGGAAAGTATGGGATCTGATATGTCTGGATATTCTAAACAAGAAATGATGTTTGCTGCTATGCATCATGATTTAGGTAAATGTGGGTTTCCGGGAAAAGGAAGAGAAGTATACCAAGTTGAAACATCAGATTGGCATAGAAAAAATATGGGAAGAATGTATAAGCATAATGAAAATATTCCTTTCACAATGGTGCCTGATTTATCAATATATTTACTTCAAAAATATCAAGTTCAAATGTCTTGGAATGAGTTTCAAGCTATTAGAATACATGATGGTATATATGATGATGCTAATAAACCATATTTTATTGCAAGATCAGCACAAGCTAAATTAAAAACTAATTTACCTTTATTATTACATCATGCAGATCATATGGCATCTCAGATAGAATATGAAAAATGGAGATCTCATAAAAATAATTCTCCAAATCCAGTTAGTGCAAAAACAAAAGCAACTAAAAAAACAGCGATTAAAAATTTAGCAGAACAAAATCCAGATATTGACAAATCAATATCAGATATATTTAAAACGTTTGGAGACTCATGATATTAGAAATAATACTATTAATATTATTATCTGCAGGTTTTGTTTATTTTGGATGGAGATCATTAACATTAGCTAATGTTACCGCAGATCAAGAAGACTATATTAAAGAATTAGAAGATATGTCACAATACATGTATGATCAAATTAATAATGTATACACTGCAATGAAAAAAATAGATAGTAGAGGAGCATTTGAAAAAGATGATGAAACAGGAACTGTGTTTAATCAATTAAATCAAGTAATAACAAATTTACAAGAGGAGTTTAATGCCGAGGAAGAAGAAAAAAAGTAATAGATATTGGACAAAGGTAACTGAATTTGCTGTTTCATCGTATAATAGAACAGAAGGTCAACAAGTTAGAAAAGAAAAAATTTATAGAAGATTTATATTTCCTGCTTTTATGAAATTGTCTGAAAATTTGATAAATAAAATGAAGTGTGAATATATTGACTCGTCATTTCGTGATTTGCAAACAGATCTGGTTACATATCTAACAATGAGATTAGATAAATTTAATCCTAATCATGGAAAAGCATATTCATATTATACAAGAACAGCTTTTAATTATCTAATTGCAGAAAATCAAAAAGGATATTCAAAATTAAAAAAGACAACTGAACCTATTAATGTTGATGAACAACGAAATATTCAAACAGAAATGCATAATGATGAAATGAAAGAAACATTAAAAATTTTCATGGATTCTTATATTAAATATTGTTATGATAATATAAATTTTATTTTTACAAATGAATCAGATATTCATGTTGCTGATTCAATACTTCACATATTTGAAAATCGAGAAAATATAGAACAATATAATAAAAAAGCATTATATGTTTTTATTCGTGAGCGTACTGGGCTACAAACAAATAATATAACTAGAGTTATTAAAGTATTAAAACAAATATATTCAGAAAAGTTCTTAGAATACGAACAAAATGAATTCGTGAATTTACCCTTTTGATATTTATAATTAAAAGGACTACTTATGGACATAAAAGAAGAATTATTTAAAGGAACTAGTTTTTCTGACTTGATGTCTGATGTTTATCATAATTCTAAAAAGAAAGATAGACAAATAAATCAACTTATTTCACAATTACAACCACTTATACGAACTGCATCAGATGCTACGATAATAGTTCCATTAATTAAAGAATATTTAGATGTAGCTGTTAAAAATGATGATCATTTAGTTAAATTAACTGCAATTACTCAACGGTATATTTCAACTACCCAAACTATATCTGGTGAATCTTCTTTATTAAGTGATGATGAAAAGAGACAATTATTAGATATGGCTTCAAAAGATTTCGAAGAAGAATTAACTGAAGAAATTGATAAAATTGATCAAGAAGAAAAAGAGCTTCAAGAAAAAATATCAAATGTAAAAGCATCATTGGAGAATAAAAATGCCGACGTCTAATACAGTTATATTTAAACTTGCAGAAGTAGTTAATACATATGAAGATACTTATAAGTACTCTACAGAACAAAATGATAATTTATTTAAAATTGATGTTCAAACATATGGTGAATTAGAATCAAGAATTTTATCTGCTAGACCAGCAAATCCAAATATTAAACAAATACCATTAAATGGCGAACACGTTATTATATTTAGTGGATTACAACAAGAATCTAATGACTCTAAGAAAAGAAACCAATGGTATTATTTACCAGCATATACTATACAATCTGCAATAAATAATAATGCATTACCAGGCGTTTCTAGATTACGTGGAGATCAAGAAGATCCAGATGAAGTTTATAATCAACCATTAGGAAAATCATTTGAAGAAAAACAAATTTCTCCATTACAACCATATGAAGGAGATTTATTAATAGAAGGAAGATTTAGTAATAGTATTAGACTAGGAAGTACAGTAAAGGAAACTAATTATACAATTGCACCGTCATGGTCAGGAAATGAAAATGGTGATCCTATAATTATTATATCAAATGGTCATAATGATAAACCAAACAAAGAATTTACAGTTGAATCATTTGATAACGATCATGCATCGATATATTTAACATCTACTCAAAAATTAGATTCAATTTCATTATCAACAGGATTAACAAAATCTAGATCATTAAATGATTTTAATACATCTCAATTAATTGGTGATGCAAATAGAATTATATTACGAGCTAAATCTGATTCTATTATATTAGATACGCCAAATCGAATAACATTAAATACACCAGATTTAAGAATAGGATCAGAATCAGCAAAACATCCATTAGTAAAAGGAGATGAATTAAAAAATATTTTAGCTGAGTTAATAAATGTAATAGTTGCTGGCGTGGTATATACACCAGCTGGTATAGTTTCTACTCCAATTCAATTAGATAAACTTTTTACATTACGTGAAAAATTAGGAAATATTAATAGTAGTAATCATTATTTAGATAAATAACATGTTAACACCACCAATAAATAAAATACCAATAATTCCAGATCAATTAACGTCTATAATAGACAATCAAATTTCTAAACTATTAGATAATATTACATTTAATGTAACTATTGCAATTCAAGAAGCTGTAGCGTTACCTGATGATATAAAATGTGATGATCCTAGAATAGAAGCATTACGTAAAAGAATTGAACAAGTAAATAAATTAATAACAAAACTACAAGACATCATACCAGTTGTTGATAAAATAACATCAGGACTTCAAACTATTATTGGAATTGCAAATACAATTAAAGCTGCTCAATTATTAAATCCAATAACTGCTCCTATGGTAATTATTCCAGAATTAATATTAGCTCAAAATTTAACTATTGCAAATGCTGGCACAGCAGTTGAAAAATTAATTAAAGGGCTGGCTCCAAAAATAAATGCAAACTTAAATGAACTTATTTCTAGTTTAGTTCCTGTTGTAAACATAATAGGCCAAGCTTGTAATCAAAATGCAAATGATATAAATATAGCTGGTACTGCAGGTCTTCAAAATGCTCTTAATAATTTAGATTATAGTGATTCTATACCTGGATATCCTGGTGGTTCATGGATATTAATATCTGGATCTGGAGAATTGGGATCACCGGCCGGGTTACCTCCTACTCCAAAATCTCCATTTAATGACGGAAAAGGAACATGGTTATGGTCAGGAGAAGGATATAATAATGTAAATGGTGTTGGGTGGGGATCTACTGGAAGTCGTGAAGATGATTATACAATAGGTACTGAATTTTATACACAACAAAATGTATCGGTATCTGATATGAAACAACATTTAGAAACTATTAATAATCTTGTGGAATCACAACAAAGTTTACTAACATCGTTACAAGAAGCACCTGCTCAATCATATGAAGGTATAGTACCTCCAAATGAAGATCTAGGCAAAGTAGGAGATTATTATGTTGATACTAACGGAAAACATATATATGGACCTAAAACAAATAAAGGATGGGGAACGCCCGTAAATTACTAACGTTAATATTTATAAAAAAAGAAGAACAAATGGAACAATCAAAATTTATTAAAGTTTTACGAAAAGTTATAAAAGAAGAAATAAGAACTGTTATTAAACAAGAATTAACAGAAATATTACAAGAAGGACTAAAGTCTACAATTAATGATATGTCTACACAAAAATCAATTACAAGTATTACTGAAAGTCCTATAAAATCTTCTAAATCAAAAACTGCATTTAAAGAAAATAAATTTGCAGATATATTAAATGAAACAGAACGATTAACAGAAAATAAATCAGCTGCTGATTATAAAAATTTAATGACAGAAGATATAGTCATGACTTCAGCAAATGCTCAAAATTTTGGAATGCAAAGAAATACACAACAAGTTTCTGTAATGGCTGATCCGGAAACAGGAAAAACACTAAGTGTTGATCCTACTATACAGAAAGTAATGACCCGAGACTATTCTGCATTAATGAAAGCAATTGATAATAAAAAGAAAAGGTAGTATAAATGGCATATCGTATTGTAGCAGCAAATGATATAACTCAAAATCCAGATATCGCAATAGGAGTTAAATTTCCTTTTAACGGTAAAGGTATTTTTAGTAAAAGCTTTACAACAAACGAACAAGCCTCAACTAATATAAAAAGTTTATTATTAACAAGAAAAGGGGAACGATTTGAACAACCAAATTTTGGCACAGATTTATTAAATGTATTATTTGAACCAATAACAAGTGAATTAAAAAGCTTTATCGAAGATACAATTACTTCTGCAGTTTCTTTTTGGTTACCATATATTGATATATCTAAATTAGATATAGTTACATTCGAAGATGATAATACTCTCGCTCATGAAATAAAAATATCAATTGGATTTACAGTTACTGGAACTGGATCTGAACAAACTATAATAATTTTTGCAGATCAAAATGGCATTGTAAGAATTGAATAAGGATTATATGGAAGTAACAAAAGATATATCATATTTAGGAAAAGATTTTGGTCAATTTAGAAAAAATCTAATAGATTTTACAAAACAATATTTTCCAAACGATTACACTGATTTTAATGAATCTTCACCAGGAATGTTGTTTATGGAAATGGCTGCATATGTTGGCGATGTATTAAGTTATTATGCTGATAATAATTTAAAAGAATCATTGTTAGAACAAGCTTCGGAAAGAAAAAATATATATGATTTAGCTAAAGCTTTAGGATATAATGCAAAAAATGTTATTCCTTCATATGTAACATTAGACGTATTTCAATTAGTACCTGCAATTGGATCTGGAGTTAATAATAGACCAGATTATACATTTGCATTATCAATTAAATCTGGTTTACGAGCTAAACAAAATAATGGATCTGTTGAATTTAGAACATTAACAGAAGTAGATTTTGAAACTTCTTCGTCAATAAATCCAACCGAAGTAACAGTATATGAAAGTGATTCATCTACAAATGAACCTACGTATTACTTGTTAAAAAAACAAGTTCCTGCAGTGTCTGGTACAGTTAAAACTGCAACATTTAATTTTACATCCCCTAAACAATATGATAAAGTTGTTATAACAGATACTAATATTATTAATATTATTAGCATTACTGAATCAGATGGTGATGTATGGACGGAAGTTCCTTATTTAGGACAAGACACAGTTTTTGAAGAAGTTCCAAATTTAATACAAAATGATCCTGATTTTGCTCAATATAGAGATTCAGCTCCATATCTTTTAAAATTAAAGAAAACTGCAAAAAGATTTATTACAAGATTGCGTAGTGATAATACATTAGAAATACAATTTGGCGCTGGTATTAGTGATAATAATGATGAAGAAATTATTCCAAATCCTAAAAATGTAGGAAATGGATTACAAGGAATGGGACATGGAGTTAATGTTGATATAGATCCTTCAAACTTTTTATATACTAGAACATATGGACAAGCTCCTGCAAATACAACATTAACAATTACTTATACAACAGGTAAGGGAGTTAGTGATAATATTACATCTGATGTAGTAACGGATATTGAATTTGTAGAATATCATGATGACCCAAATTCAACTGCTAGTGCTGGTATGATTAGATTTGCAAAAAGTAGTTTAGCAGTAAATAATCCTAATCCTGCTTCTGGAGGAAAAAGTGCTGATACAGTACAAGACATAAAAAATAATGCAATGTCTAATTTTGCAACTCAGAATAGATTAGTAACAAAAGATGATTATATTATTAGATGTTATGCAATGCCATCAAAATTTGGTAGTGTATCAAAAGCATATATTGTTCCAGACGATCAATTATCTCAAAATAAATTTATTTCAAGTAGAGTTGCAAATCCATTAGCATTAAATTTACATGTATTAGGATTTAATGGATCGAAACAATTAACACAACTTAATGATGCAATAAAATCTAATTTACAAAATTATTTGTCATATTATAGAATATTAACAGATGCTGTAAATATACAAGATGCATTAATAGTTAATATAGCATTAGATTTTGAAATTATTATAAGAAATAATTACAATTCAAATGAAGTATTATTAAATTGTGTAGATGCAATGAAAAAATATTTTGATATTGATAGATGGCAAATAAATCAACCAATTGTTAAAACAGAAGTAATGAATGAAATAGGAAATGTTCCTGGTGTTCAAAATGTAGTAGGAGTAACATTTAAAAATCAATTTGATACTACCCAAGGATATTCTGGTAATGTATATGATATAACATCTGCTACTAAACAAGGAGTAATATATCCTCCACTTGATCCTGCTATTTTTGAGATAAAATATTTAAATCGTGATATAAAAGGAAAAGTAGTAAATTTTTAAGGTAATATATGTTTAAAATTATTTATCCATCCGCTGACGCAACATTATATGAATCATTGCCTACATATAATACTGGCATCGACGAAATACTAGAAGTTGGAAAACGTTTATCAACGTCTGGTGAAAATTATTTAGATTCTCGATTTATAGTTCAATTTGATATGAACGAAATAACTACGGCATTACAAAAATATTCTGTAAATTTAGATTCATGTAAATTTATGTTGCAATTATATACTACTAATGCAAAAAATTTACCAGCATCATATACAATTGATGCAAATTTAGTAGCAAATGAATGGAATAATGGCACAGGATTTGAAAATAGTAATCCTGCAGTTACAGACGGCGTTTGTTGGAATACTCCAAAATCTGGATCTGGATGGATATCTGGATCTCAAAATTATAATATACCAGGAACTTCTTTATATGTATCTGGATCAGGTAAAGGTGGAAGTTGGTTGTATCAAGTAAGCGAAGGACTATATAGTTCTAGTTTTTATTCCCAATCATTTTTTACACAACCTGGTTTCGGAGATGGTATTTCAGAATCATTTAGTACACGTCCTACTGATATTAATATGGATGTTACTGGTGCAGTTAAAACATGGATAAGTGGTAGCGGAGGAGTTACTATACCTAATTATGGATTCCTTTTAAAATTTTCTGAATCTGATGAAGCTGATGTTACTAAAACGGGTTTTATAAGATTCTTTAGTAGAGAAACTCATACTATATATGTTCCTAGAATATTAATGTTATTTGATAAATCAACATTTGATAATGGAACGTTAGATGCATTTGATATTGATTCATATAAAATATATACTAGTTTACAAAAAGAATATAAAGACACTAGTGTTAATAAAATTAGAATTTATGCTCGTGATAAATATCCACAAAAATCGCCAACAAATGTATTTCCACAACAAACAGTAAAATATTTACCAGCTGATACATTATATTCTATTATAGACGCAGCAACAGATGAAATTATAGTTCCATATGATTCTCAATATACAAAAATAAGTTGTGATTCTACTAGTAATTTTATTAATATTGATATGACCGGATTAATGCCAGAAAGATATTATAGATTAGCATTTAAAGTTGTTTCTGGATTTTATGAAGAATTTATTGAAGATGACTTATTTTTTAAAGTAGTAAGATAACATGTTAATACAAAAATTAAAACTATATCCAAGAATTTCTCAAGGAGGAAGTTATGCTCCAGGTCCACAAGGAATTAATGCGCCAGCAAACACTGTACAAACAGCAGTTTCCGGACAATTTACACTTAGTACAACAGGAGCTGATTATATAGGTCCATATCATACCATGGCAAATGGTGATTATATGACTGGAGCAACACATAATCGTGGTAGTATAAAATTAATTCCAACTACTTCTGGAAATCAAACAACAGTTGTCGGTACAGCATTAGTAGGAAGATCAAATAATACGACTCCAGTTACTTCTAATTCTATACAACCTCAACCATATGTTCCATCATTAGCAGAATTAGCTGAATATGAAAAATATCGTATTAGTGGATCTTTATATAAGTCAAATATTTCATTTGTAAATTCTAGAGATGCTAAAGGTAATATATCTTTACGTGAAAATGAAAACAATGAATTACTAGTAATTGAAAATATAAGTAATAATTTTACAAATAGATCGATAGTATCTGCAATTGACACTCAATTTAGATATTTTAAATTTCCAGCTCAAATATCAACAACTGTCGACGATATTGAATTTGACGAAAGTTTATTAGATATTGATGTGGATGCTGCAATAAGTAATGATCCATATTCTGGAAAACTAATTGTACCAAGTGTTGGATCATCTAATAGATATTATGTACAAGCTGGAAAGAAAAGACTTTTTTTAATTGTTGCAGATAGTACTTGGGCATTGAAAAATAATTTGCCGCCATTTGCAAATATTGCAGGAACAATTGATGGTAAGGATGAAGGAGAAAATAATTTTAGTGGATATAATGAAGTTACTGTAACAACAGTACCAATATCTGTATTTGACGGATATATAACTGGAGATAATTATACACCAGACGATGCATTTCTAGAAGGAAATGTTTATGGCAAAATTAGTTTTAAAACTTCAATTTACAACAATGGAGATCCAACTACAATTCCTGCAGGAAAAAATTTAACAATAAATGGACCAAAATTTGGAAGAATGGAATATGATGGCATTCGAGAAAAATTAGGAATGCTTCGATATGCTGAATTTGTTGCATCTGAATTTTCTGCAGCAAATAGTTATATTGGCATTTCTATATCAAATTTTAATAATACTACAAGTGATTTAAGCAACTATAATATTATTTCAGATAATGACCCATTTGGACCATATAGAAGTGATACTACTGGTCTTACAGCTGCAGCATTGGTAAAAGATGTAATTATTAATGGAGGAGCTGTACCAGTTGCAGTTGGTGAAAGATTAAAATTTGACACTACTGGTACGTTTGGAAGTCCTCAAGAATATATTTCAACAGGAGCTGCTGTTTATCGATATAGTGTTACAGCTGGAACTGAAGATATTAATCCATTGAATTTTAGCAGTATGGCTGGAACTTATTCTAATACTTATGTAGGTATGAATGGAGAAAGTTTAGCTGCAACTGGAGATGGAAAATATATTTGGTATAAAGTAACATTAAATATTACTAAAACTGGTACTAAATATAGATTGTTACATGATGGAACAAATATCACAAATCAATTGCGTGATAGATATAATAATAAAAGTGGTACTAGTTCTGTAGATTTATTATGTCCAGAAAAACCTGGAGATAATTATAGAGGATGGGCTTTAAATATAACTGACATATTTCCAAATGGATTTACTCCTAATACAGGCGAACAATTTGAAATACAATTTTTAAATAATCAGTCTTCAAGTTTTCCTTTAGATGTATATTTTATTGGATGGACTTATGAACAAACTTCAGGAATAGTATCTACCTATAATATAGTAATTCCTTCAATACATTTTGAAACAATTCCTGATTTAACTACAGTAACAATGCCATTAGGACCACCATTTAACTAATTATGATAACACAATATTCAAATATCAAACAAATAAATGAAAGCTTGAATGCTTTAGAAGGTTATAGATACCGGGACATAGATCGTAATATATTTTTACGAAATAACCAACAATATATATTTGATACTGGATATCATGACACAGAATTTCATATATACTCCGGAGAGGATTGGATTACTGGAAAATATAACAGTGTAAATTTATCTGCATTTACTGGTCAAAAAATTAATGAAAATAATAATCCAATATTTTTAAATAATGCTCATACATTAGATGTATATCAACAATTCTCTGATTTACAATTAACTTCTGGTAATTATAAATTTGTTGTTAATTTCTTTGAAAATAAAATTGGAAGTTATGATAATCCTTCTTTTGTAATTGATAAAGTTTCAGCTGATAAAACAGAAATTAGGTTACGATTATTAGATGAAACAAATAGTCAACATTTATTACAAGTAACTGATTGGATAAATAATGTTAATCAAACAGTATTTAATACACAAACAAGTAAAAACTATTTATTAAACTTTGGAAAAAATCAAACAATACATTTTGTTAATAGTGTTATTATAGGAAAATATTTATTTGTTAAAACATATAAACCAATAGACACTAATATATTCAAAGAAAATTTCAAATGTTGGGTTGTTTGTGAAACACAGTTACCATATATTGATAATGTAGCATTATCCGAACAAGAAATTGAAATACAATATAATGTATTAGATAATATCAATTGGGATGCATATGATGAAACAATACAATCTTCTGAAACATCATTAAAAAATTGGAATCAATTATTAGGATCATCATTACAAACATCTCAACAAATTATTGATTCATATTTTTCTGGATCATTGTCTGGAATAGATTTAAATATTGATTATACAGATTTTAATAACTTTATATTTTATAGTTCGGCTACTGAACGATTATCAAATTTTAAATATAAATTAGAATTATTAGAATATTATACCGCTCAGTCAGCATCATCTGCAAATATATCAGGAGGCACTGCTGTAACTAATGCAAATGATTATACTTCATTATATAATAATTTAATTGGAACATTTGATGAATTTGAAAACTTTTTATATTATAAATCTTCTTCTGGATTATTTAGTAATGATATTCCTAGTATAAATCCTAATGTTGGTTTTTTAACTGGTAGTTATATAACGCCATCTCCAAAAAGTAACATTTCTAGACCATATCAGTTATACTCGGTAACTAGTAGTATATTTGAATCATGGTATTCAGGATTATATGAATCTGCTTCATTATATGATTTGAGAAATAATAATCGACTAACAAAAGCAGTTCCAGAATTTATTTTATTAGATGAAAATAATGAACAACTTGAAGTGTTTGTTAACATGTTAGGACATCATTATGATATATTACATTCGTATATTCATTGTATGACTAAAATTAATAATCGAAATGAACATCCAGAATCTGGAATGCCAAATGAATTATTATATTCAGTAGCAAAACAATTTGGTTGGACATTAACAAATGGTCATCAATATCAAAATCTATGGGAATATGTATTAGGAACAAATGAAGCTGGAACACCTTTAACTGGATCTAATACAGTAGGCGAAGAGTCGTTACCAGGTCGTGAAATGACATTTCAAGTATGGAGGAGGATAGTTAATAATATTCCAGGATTATTGAAATCGAAAGGAACTAAACGAAGTATTCAAGCATTATTATCATGTTATGGAGTACCTCAATCACTAATTACAATTAAAGAATATGGCGGTCCTAGAATTGCAAGAAAGCCTATATATGAAAAATTAAATTTTGATTATTCATTAGATTTAATTAATAATAATGCTGGGACAGTACGAGTTGATTATGATCAACCAATTAAGTCTGTTGAATTACGATTTAAAGTAGATGACGTATTAAATAATCCAACAGTTCCTAGTTCAATGAATTTATATTCAATCGGATCAAATGATGTAACGATTGATTTTGTTCGTGGAACATTAGGAACATTGAGTATTAACGGAAATGCAACTTCAGAAATAGAATGTTATAATGGAGAATATTTAAATACATTATTAAGAAGTGGATCTTCTGGAACTTTAGAGTTATTAGTACAAAAATCAAAATATGGAAAAATTGTAGCTACAGTTTCTTCATCAATAACAGGAAATTTTTCTAATACAGGAACATTGACATTAGGAGGTTCGACAAGATTAAAAGGACAATTACAAGAATTACGATTGTGGTCTTCAAGCTTGCAAGATTCTCCATTTGAAAATCACACAAAAGCTCCAGGATCATATGATGGTAATATTAGTGCATATGATGAATTATTATTTAGACTTCCATTAAATGAAAATATTAATCATTCACAAACTGGAAGTTTACTTGGTGTGGAACCAAAAACATCAAATATTTCAGCTTCATTTATAGGATGGAGTTCTGATACTCCATATGATTCGTTAGAAGAAACATATTATTATGATGGTATTTCTATAGGAGCTGGGACGTATGATGACAATAAAATTAGAATTGAATCTAATGAACTTATTGGTAGTTTGAGTTCTGATACAAGAGCTTCATTATCTCAATATGATAAAGCTCCATTAGATTCGAATAAATTAGGAGTATTTTATTCTCCACAAACAACTATAGATGAAGATATAATAGCACAGTTAGGATATGTAAGATTAGATCAATATATTGGCGATCCAGAAAATCAATCTCAAAAATCATATCCAGAATTAATACAATTTTCTAAATCATATTGGAAAAAATATAGTAGAAAAAATAATTTAAATGCATTTATCAATATGTTTACTTTATTTGATTTATCATTTTTTAAACAACTTGATCAAGTATTACCTGCAAGAGCTGATAAAATTAAAGGATTATTAGTACAACCAAATTTATTAGAAAGAAGTAAAGAAGCGGTATATAGTAAACCAGTTGAAATAAAAAATAATAGTTATACGTCTTCTTTAAATGCTTCTCCGGAAATACCTACTTCGTATGATAATATTAATGCAATATTAAATAATAAAGATATCTTATTATCCGGTATATCTAATAAAATACAAGGAGAAATGCGTCCTATAGATATGTATACAGGAAGTATATCACCATTAAGTGTAAATATTAACGCTTCTGCAGGAATTTCAGTTGCAACAGTAGGTCAAAGAAGACATAGATTTGAAGGATGTAAATTGACTGGCCCTGGTATTAATATTCCGACTAATAATTTTCCAATTGGAGCACCGGTTGTTACAAGAGTAAAAGTTAGTCCAACAGAATTAGTTAGCAGTGATCCTAATCGATTAGGAGTATTTAGTACAGAACGTGATAAAGAAATAACAATTAAAGAAGAACCAGAAATTATTGTATCAAAAAATGATCCTACAACAACAGCTCAAACAACTACTAATACATTAGCTGCTAAAGGAAATACATCAATACCAGAAAATAATCCACCGGTTATACAACGAACTACAAATAATAAAAGTAATTATAAATCTACTAGAGGAAATTAATCAAAATTTTGATTGAACAATATTTATTAAAAACAAAAGGACATTAATATGGGATATTTAGATAATACATCAATAACAGTCGACGCAATATTAACAAATAAAGGTCGTGAATTATTAGCACAAGGAGGAACTGCTTTTAATATTACGCAATTTGCGTTAGGTGATGATGAAATAGATTATACATTATGGAATCCAAATGATACTAGAGGTACAGCATTTTATGGAGATGTTATTGAAAATATGCCAGTAACAGAAGCAATTCCAGATCAAACAAAAGCTTTAAAATATAGATTATTAACATTACCTGGAAATAATGCACAATATTTACCAAAAGTTTCAGTAGCTCCAGCGTCGATGGGTTCGCAATCAGGAAATGGATCAACACTTACATTTAATGTATCAACATTAAACTTTTCAAATGCAAATTCAACATTAGGATATACAGCGGTTTTATCTAATAGTTCAATAGGAACATTAACTGCAGCAACAGGACAATCATTAAGTAATGTAGCTCCTGGAATAACTGGCGATGCAACTTCTATAGCAATTGTTGGTTTAGGCGGATTTAATTTAACATTGAATCCAAATCCTTCTACAACTGAAAAAAGAACTGCTACGATTACATTTTTTGCAAATGAAACTGGAGGAGAAGTTACTGTTAATATAACACAAGCAAAACGTACGTTTACTGCTTCACAAAATACGACCATTTAAAAATGAGAACAACTATGATAAATTTACTAAAACAACTACCAAACCAAGGACAATCATTATCATTTCAACAATTGGATCCAACTAGAGATATTATTGATTCATCTCAAGAAACGATAACAGACGCATTATGGAGTGATGATCAGCCATTATTATCTACATTTTTTACCGCATCAAATTTATCAGTTTCTCAAAAAGCATATTATGTTAATGTATATCAAAAAGATCCTGCAGCAACTGGATCTGCTATTCAATTTGCATTAGCATACGGTGATCAACGAGGTAGTGGATCATTAAATAATGGTGGTGGACAATTAGGGGATGCTCCTAGTAAAGCAATATATTCACAATATAAACAATTATTATTAGATGAAACAGTAAATGCATTTACATTTAAAACTGGATCTGGTGTTTATACTACGGATTCAATATATGTAATAAATTTGCAACGAGCAAGATCAAAAGAAAGATTAGATCCAGGTAATTGGGAATTACCATTAAATGGTATTACATCTAGAGATACAGATGCAACAGGAAGTGTTGTAATAGGACCTTCTCATATAAAACTAATTGATAATTCATCAACAGAAACAACATCTACACCGGAAATTGCAGATTCATATGATATTGTTTCTGGAAGTATTTCAAATGGAATTTTTAATTCAACTGCTCCTGAATATTATGGTAAAGTTTACCCACAACATAGCGTTATTATATTAGATGGAAGAAAATTAGATAATGAGTTAGGATTTAAAACTAACACCGGTTCTAATGCAGCTGGAAGTAATCATTATGGATTGTTTCATTCTATTTCAGGATCTGCATCTGCTGGATCAGGATCATTTTTAGCTAGAAATAAAGAAACTGTTAGTAGCACTATGTATTTTGTTAGATTAAATAATGCAGATTATAATTACTCAAATAATCCATCATATGTAACTGGAACACAATTTGAAATTGCAAATCAAGGATATTGGACAGATCCTGTATCATATATAACTACAGTTGGTTTATATAATGATCAACAAGAATTATTAGCAGTTGCAAAATTAAGTAAGCCAATTAAAAAAGACAAAAAATCAGAATTAAATATTCGTGTTAAATTAGATTATTAATTACACGTATTTTTCGCCTGTTATATTTATTATAAAATAACAGAGTTTATATGTCAGATATCACAGAATATACTGGTGAATCAGTAAAAGCTTTTAAAAAAGTAAATCCTACTGATTTAAAATTTACTCCAATGCAATTAAACAAAACGTTTTATATGTATTCTGGAAGTACTTCGTTATATACACCATTAAACGCATATTATACAGAAAATATACCAGAAAATAATTTAAATTGGGGTGAACAAAATTTAAATGATACATATAAATCAATCATTTATAAATCATTGCAACAATTATTTTATAAAGATTCATATGATACGGAAATATTCTTATATAAAACATCTTCTATTTTTAGTATACCTCAAAAGAAAATGGGACAAAAAATTAAAGAAGATTCATTTACATATAATAGTGCATCATTAAGTTTAAAATCTAATAGATCTGGAAAAATATTTGATGAAAATATTAATATAGAATCTTTTCCTGATACATTAAATTTTTATGAAGGATTTAATAAATATTTTGATTCTTCAAATATAACATATGAATCGCAAAATATTAATTATGTTTCTGGAGTAACAACGAATAATGGAAATCAACAATCTATAGGATTATCGGCATTATTTTCTGGAAATGGTTATATATCATCTAGTTTAGAAGGAATATATGATAAACAACATGATTATGCAATATCATTTTTTATATCAGGAACAAATAGTACAAATAATGATCAGTTGATATTAACAAAAGCAGATCAAATAACTAGAAGTCCATGTCCTTTTAATATTGAATTAAGCGGAAGTAATGAAATTAAATTTAGTATACGTGGTAATAATTCTAATTTAATTGCGTTAATAACATCTTCTGCAGACGTTTCTTCGTCTTGGACTCATGTAGTATGTCAAAAAACTGGTAGTGATATTGAGATGTATATTAATGGAACTAAACATTCATCTGGTAGTTTTGATTTTCTTCGTGATAATTTAAATACATATATAAATTCTCCAACATTTATTAATAACAATTATCATTTAAGTATTGGCGGTTATAACACAAATAGCACTAATCTACAAGGATATTTAGATGAAATTAGGATTTATAATAAATCATTATCACAATTGGAAATAAGCACTTTATCGGACCGTAGCGAGGGTGGAGGATTATTACAAACAAATATTGTTGGAAATATATTTTCTGAAAAAGGATTTATTGTTATATCAACTCCAGATTATAGATATAATAATTTATTATCTACAAAATATACTGCAAGTTATCAAAGTACAATTACATTATATGAAATGTCGACATTATGTCGTGTTGATGCAGGTGACTTTAATGTTACTAATAATCATAGTGCACATAATGATTCAAATATTCAATATTTAAACTATTTAACTGGGAGTGAGTTTTCCCCATATATTACATCAATAGGATTATATAATTCGACTGGAACTTTATTAGCAATTGGAAAATTGGGACAACCAATAAAAAAACGTGATGATGTTGATATGAATTTTTTAGTTAGAATGGATCTAGACATTAGACCTATTAAATCAGGATCTAGTTTAAATAGTACAAATCAAAATTTTAATATAAATAATTCTAATACATATGGAGGATTATCATATTGATTAAATTAAAAAACATATTAAACGAAATATCAGAAACTGATGCTAATAATTTATTAAATAAAATTAAAAATAAAGAATTTTCATTTGTTGCACAAGGGGATAATGGAAAAGTATATGCAATAAATGGAGAAGATTTATTATTTAAAATAACAACAGAGCCAGACGAAAAAGCAGTTGCAGATGTAATTGTAGGAAGGGCATCTGAATTTAACTCATTTATTCCTGTTCATTATTCAGATCCAAAACGTAGTTTATATATAATGAATAAAGCAAATCCATTATCTCCAAAAGAACAACAAGAAATAAATAAATTTTATAATGGTTATAAAAATTTTTTAAGGCAAGCTGGCCCAGATGCATCTGTATTTGATTATTTAGATACTGAAGAGACTAGAAATTATTCTCCGGTATTAATTAATTTTATGAGAGCATTACAGCAACATGTAAGAAAAACAAATATAGGAGATTTACATTTATCATTAGATTTCAAACCAGATAATATCATGAAATGGAATGGTAATTTAGTAATGATCGACTGGTAAAGGAAGTTATGAAAAATCATTGGCACTCTAATAATAAACAACGCCAAGCGGCATATAAATATGGATATAGATCTGGCTTAGAATTAAAAGTTGCAGATCAAATCAAAGAAGCAAAATATCCTGTTAATTACGAAAAAGAAACATTACAATATATAGTTCCACAAAAAAATTCTAAATATACTCCGGATTTTATATTTACAAAAAAATCAGGTAACACAATGTATATTGAAACAAAAGGAAGATGGACAAGCACTGATAGACAAAAAATGAAACATGTTTTAGCATCACATCCAGATATTGATTTAAGAATTATATTTCAGAATCCCAATCAAAAGATATCAAAAGGTTCAAAAACAACATATGAAATGTATGCAAATAAAATAGGAATAACACACGTTGCAAAAAAAGATATGCCGGAAGAGTGGTTAAATGAATGTTGTAAAGAAGGAGAAACGCCGGTTACATCAAAGTTTTTTGTATTATGATTGGATAATTGAAAAATAATCATTATTTTTTTAATGTAAGTTAATAAAAAGATGAAATCGTTTAATATAATGTATATTATTAAATGATGAATCGTTAGACCGATTATGATTGTGTCTAACATATATTATATAATACCAATACTTTTGATCTTTCAGTAAATTTTCTTATAATATATTATATGAAGAATCTTAAACTACTTCAATTATTAGAATCTGTTCTAGGAAAAGGTAAACAAACATCTGGAGATAATATTGCATTCTTTTCCCCGTTTACATCTCATTATAAACCTAAATTAGAGATTGATATTAATACTAATAAAGAAGGTCAAAATCCATGGCACTGTTGGATATCTGATAAAAAAGGTCGGACTATTAGATCATTATTTAAACAATTAAATTTACCAAAATCTAAATTTGAAAAATTAAATAAAATAATCGAAGTAACAAGATATAGAAACAATGTAACAGAAAAAATTGAATACTCATTAAAATTGCCAGAAGAATATCAACCATTATGGATTGAAAAGAAAACACCTGACTATAAAAATGCAATACATTATTTAAAAAATAGAGGTATAAATATATTTGATATTATTAGATACAGAATTGGGTATGCAGAATCTGGTCAATATTCTGGAAAAATTATTATTCCTAGTTATGATGCAAATGGACAATTAAATTATTTTGTATCTAGAGCATATTATAAAAACGATCCACATAAACATAAAAATCCACAAACATCGAAAGATATAATTGGATTTGAAATGTTAATTAACTGGAATGAACCTATTATATTATGCGAAGGAGCATTTGATGCGATTACTATAAAAAGAAATGCTATTCCATTATTTGGGAAACTTATACAACCTACATTACAAAAAAAGATTATAGAAGAACATGTTAAAGACATTTATATATGTTTAGATCCAGATGCAATGCATAATGCAATAGAAATAGCTAAAAGATTCATGGCAGAAGGATTAAATGTATATTTTGTAGAACTTAAAGATTTAGATCCAAATGAATTAGGTTATAAAAAAATAACTAAAAAATTAGAGGATACATATAAATTTTCATTTGAAAGAATGATGGAATTAAAAATAGCTTCGTTATGGAAATAAAAAAATTAAAAACAAACATAAAAAGTATTGATAGAATATTTCATATTTCTGATATTCATATTCGAACATTAAAACGTCATAAAGAATATAATGAAGTATTTGATAATTTATTTTTACATATTGCCCAACATGCATCTGATCAAAGTATATGCGTTATAACTGGAGATATAGTTCATTCTAAATTAGATATGTCGCCGGAGTTAATTAATATGTTAACAAAATTCTTTAATGGATTTCATATTCCTACAATTGTTATTTTAGGTAATCATGATATGAATTTAAATAATTTATATAGATTAGATGCAATATCTCCAATACTAGATGTTATTAATAATAAAAATATACACTTTATAAAAGATAACGGATTATTTCAATTTGGAAATATTGTATTTAATCATATGGCAGTAGACGTAGCTCCTAAAGATTATATAAAAGCAAAAGATTTTAATGCACATTATAAAATAGCCTTACATCATGGAGCAGTACATAGTGCTAAAACTGATATTGGATTTCAAATATCAAATGAACATGTAACAACAGACTTATTTGAAGGTCATGATTTAACATTATTAGGTGATATTCATAAGCCAGCTCAATTTTTAAATAAAGAAAAAACTATAGGATATCCTGGATCATTAATTCAACAAAATCATGGAGAAGCATTAGACCATGGAATATTAGTTTGGGACTTACCAGATAAATCTGCAGATTTTGTTGAAATAGAAAATAATTACGGATATGTAACATTTGAAGTAGACAATGCAAAAATTATTAATTCTCCATATCGTGTTCCAAGAAAACCAAGAGTAAGAATTAAATTTAATGATACTGACGCATCTGATATTAAAAAATTAATAGCAACAATTAGAAAAAAATATAAAGTTCAAGATATATCAATACAACGTAGTGCAAATCATATTGAAAATAATCAAAATGGTTCAATTGCAATTGGAAATGTTAGAGATGTAGAACATCAAAATAATCTAATAACACAATTTATTGAAGAAAATTATCCTGATGCAGACAAAAAAGAATTAGATGCAATTAGGCATATTAATAGAACAATTAATTCTAAACTGCCTGTTCTAGAATCCGTAAGAAATGTAACATGGTATCCAGTTTCATTTGAATTTGATAATATGTTTTCATATGGAGAAAAAAATAAAGTAGATTTTTCAAAATTATCAGATGTTATAGGTTTATTCGCAGCAAATGCATCAGGTAAATCTTCTTTATTAGATGCAATAACATATACAATATTTGATAAATGTAGTAAAACAAGTAAATCAAAAGAAGTCTTAAATAATAAAAAGTCTGGTTTTAAAGGTATATTTAAATTCATGTTAAATGATAAATTATATACTATTGAACGAGAAGGTATAACATTAAAGCATGGACATGTTAAAGTAAACGTTAATTTTTATAATGAAGATCAAAACTTAAATGGAGAAGAAAGAAGTGATACTAATAAAAGTATTCGAAGGTATTTAGGAACTTATGATGATTTTATTTTAACTGCATTTTCATTACAAGCAGATAATAATAATTTTATAGAAAAGTCACAAAGAGAACGAAAAGATTTATTATCTCAATTTCTAGACACAACAGTTTTTGAACAACTATATCATTTAGCAGCTGAAGAAATAAAAGAAACTTCTGGTAAATTAAAAGAATATAAGAAAACAGATTTTGGATTAATCATACGTGACTCAGACGATATAATTTTAAAAAATCAAGATAAAATTATTGAATTAGAAAAGAACGATACAGATTTGCAAGAATCGAGAAATAATTTACAAAATCAAATTGTAGAATTAATTGAAACAAAGCAGCCAATATCATATGAAGGACCTTCTATAAAAAAATTAGAAAATGACGAATCTATATTAATAAAAGATATTGAAAAAATAAACTCAAATACATTAGTATTAGAAGAAAAAATTAATGTTGTTAAATCTAATATGTCATCATATTCAAATATAATTAATAAAGAACAATATAATAAAATATCATCTGAATTATCTGATATTATTAAGAAAAAAGATAGTATATCTAATAGTATAAGCACACTAACAAGTTTAATAGAATCACAGAAAAAGAAAATTGATCATTTAAAAACTCATGAATATGATCATGCATGTAAGTATTGTATTGAAAATATATTTGTTAAAGATGCATTAGAAGCAAAAAAATTATTACCAAGAAATAAATTACAATTAAAAAAAGAAATTGGATCAGCTGAATTTTTTCAACAACGTATTGATAAATTAAATTCCTCAATTTATGAATATCAAGAAAAAATAAATTTAAAAAATAAAATTGAAAAATTAGAATTGCAATTACAGATATTAGAAAGTGATATACAAACAAAAGAATCTGAATTGGAAACAAATGCAGAAAGACAAGAATTATTTAAAAAGAATGAATCTGCAATTATATTTAATGAATCGATAAATAAAAAAATTGATTCTAAAAAGAAACTTATATTAGAAACTACTGAGTTAATAAAGAATATAACTAATAAAATTAAATCTAATCATGGTGAAATTGAAGTTGCTAAAACTAAAAAGAAAACTGCATTAGAACAATTAGAAACATATAAACAATTAGAAACTGAATATAAAGCATATGAATATTATTTACATTCTGTAAAGCGAGACGGCGTTCCATACGAATTAATCAAAAAAGCATTACCAAAAATTGAAACAGAAATAAACAATGTTTTAAATCAAGTAGTTGATTTCAATATGGTATTAAATACAGATGGTAAAAATATTAATGGATATATTATTTATGATGAAGACAACTTTTGGCCGTTAGAGCTAACTTCTGGTATGGAACGATTTATTTCATCATTAGCAATACGTGTAGCTTTAATTAATGTATCTGCATTACCTAGACCAAATTTTATTGCAATAGATGAAGGATGGGGTAGTTTAGATAGAGAACATATTTCTGCAGTAACAAATTTATTTGAATATTTTAGAACAAAATTTGACTTTTCAATTATTATATCCCACGTAGAATCAATGAGAGATATGGTAGATAACTTAATTGAAGTAAATAAGATAAATAATTTTAGCCAGATTCAACATACATAATATTTATAAAAAAGAATATCATGTATGAAAAAAGTAACAACTATAGTTCGTAATCTAGATCAACTATCTACATATATCACCGATCAATCATCATTATCGAGTAATATATTCAATATTACCGAATTTCCATTAGAATTTACTATTGGTAAAAATTTAATTAAATTAAAAGGAAATACTAATATATTTGAAGTTGGTACTGAATTAGCAATTGAAATACTTGATTCTAATAGAAATCCAATTTATCATGAAATTATTGATTATATTGAAAGCGATACTTCTAGAGTATTAGCTGTTTATATTTATGATACAACACCTCCTGGTAATTGTACTGTAACTATTGCTGCAGTTTTAAATCAATTATACACAGGAGAACAAATTCCAACCGTTTGGAGAAATAAATTAAATGTTAAATGGATAAAAAATGTATCAGTTAACAATAAAGCAACTAATACTTCAGAAATAATATTTGAAGATACAAAACTTCCAACAGTAGAAGTTTCAGAACAAATCGGAGTTCGATTAGATAGAATATATGAAAATAACGAACAGTTTCCAACATATACAACGGGATTAATAGAATTTGAAACACGGAACAATAGTATATTAGCAAAAATAACCGGAGGAGAATTTGATCCAAAATTTTCTGGAGGAACATTAACAGTTACTAATCCAGTCAATGCATTACCAATACCGTTATTAACTACTAGCTCTGCTAAACCGTATACATCAAAAATTAAAAAAATATTAAATAAAGATTTTATTGAATTAGATGATCGATATGTATTTACTTATAGTCAAAGTTTAACACAACACGAATTTATTAAATTTGATGCATCACCATTTTCGCTATCATATGAAGCAGTACCTACATATATACCAACTCAACATTCAGAATCATTTGCATTAACACAAATAAAAAACTTAAATCCAGGGACTGGTGACGTATCAAGAATTAAATTATATATTAACAGTTCAGGTACTATAGGTACATATGAATTAATTAATGATATATCATTAGAACCTACTGAAATATTTGTTGATGCAACTGGATCTATTTTTCCAGATGTAAGTATTGGATACTTTACATCCCAAAGTATAATTGATTCATATTGGGAAGTTAATCAATACAATGGAAAAAATACAGTTACAAAACCAACATTAACATTTTCAACTAGTTCATTAAATAATTCATTAATTGTTACTCCGTCTGTTTCATATTCTGGAGATCAAAATGCAATTGTATTACAAACAACAAGTTCATTACCTGGAGTATTTGTTAAAGACTCTGAATATAAAATAATATTTGATGCAATTGGTACAAAAAATTCTTTGAGTAATTTAGAAAATCCAAAAATTTCTATATATTTATCAGGGTCTTCATTTGATTATGATAATACTAATTTACAAAATGATTATTTTCCTTATATATTAGGAAAAAAGATAGGAGAATATGAAACTCCAAATAATAATCAACGATTAGATGATTTACAATTTAATTTTACTGCAGACAAAACAGGAAATGGATCATTATTAATATTAATTGAATCAGGACAATGGCAATTTTCAGATATTAGAACATTAACATCTGCAGAAAAAGGATTTACAGAAAATTACACAAGATTTAGAACTGACATTCCTGTAAAACATAAATCTGATAATGAAATAAAATTTAAAATTGAATATTATAATGCTGCTGGAGTTAAAAGTGATCATGAAACTATAGTAACAAATCAAGTATTTCAAGGAGGAAATAGATATATAGACGGCGGATTTTCAATGCTAACAGGTTCATTAACTGTTGCTGATACATTAAATTCTGGAGTTGAAATAGTAGGATTACAAAATACTGGATATATTAGATCATTAGGTTATGATGGTTTTAACCAAGCAATGACTGGACGTGGAGGATTTTTATTATTTTCTGGTTCTGCATTACCAAATCAATTTGCAACATCATATCAAGGCGTTGGTTTAGAAATGGTTGCTAATGCTAATAACTTTTTTAAATTTAGAACAGATCCAAGTGGATTAGAAATACAAACAGAAAAATTCTTTTTAGGTAATCCTTCAACACAATTTATTTCAGGATCAAATGGACAATTAGAAATTTCATCTTCAGGATATCATATACAACCATCTGGAGATATTACAGCTTCAAATTTTTTAATGGAAGGTGGAGTTATAACTAATAATGTAACTATTTTAGGATCTGTATCTGCAAATAGTATATTAACACCTGCTGTAATAAATGGCTCTCCAGCAACACCATCAAACGCATCTTCATCAATTTCAGATCAAGGATTAGCAATATTTAGATCTGCATCTATTGCAGGATTTAATATATCACCAGAAGAAATAAGATCGCCGGGAGATGCACTTCGTTTAAAATCTATAGGACAAATAACTGCATCAGACGGATTTTTGTTTGGATCAAAAGCAGCTAGTAATTTTATTCAATTTGCTGGAAGTACATTAACAGTCAGAGGCGATTTATCAGTCGATCAAATATTTACTCCTGCTTTAATAGGTGGAAGTCCAGCAAATGAAACAAATGCATCATCATCTATAAAATCAGACGGATTTGCAAAATTTGTATCTGCATCTATAGGGGGATGGGGTATTACTACAAGTTCTATAGAGGGTGGTAATCTTATAATGAAGCCGGAAGGTATTTTACAAACAAGAGACTTCGCTAGCGGATTTAAAGGTTGGAAAATATCTTCAGAAGGTAATGGAACTGCAGAATTTGAAAATGTAAGAATTAGAGGTACTCTAAGAACAACTACATTTGAGAAAGAATCTGTAAACGCAGTTGGCGGTCAACTATGGGTTACTAACGCAACAACATTGACTGGATCAAATATAACTGCTAATGCAACTACAATGTCTGTAGAAAATGCGAGTGGTTTTGCTGTAGGTGAAATTCTATTAGCTAAAAAAGTAGATGCAACTGGATTTCAAACAGAATATCTTTTAGTTGAATCTGCGTCTGTAGATGGAAATAATACTGGTTCAGACGAAGTACATGGAAGAATATTTGTACAGCGAGGCTACGGTAGTGGCTCTGGCGGAAGTTTTGTTGGAGATTTAGCTTCAACATCACAATCATATGATGAAGGACAAGTTATTGTATCAACCGGATTAAGTGGTAGTGGATATATCAAAATGAATGCAAATCCTAGAGATTCAAATACTCCATTCATTGATATAGTAGAAAGAACAGGTAGTGGACTATATGATGTAGAATTAAGATCAAGATTAGGAGATTTAAGTGGTTTAGCAAATTCATCATATGTATTTGGCAATCCTAGTCCAGGATTTGGTTTAGCAACAGACAACGTATTTTTACAAGGTGGCATAATAGCAAGAACAGGTTCTATTGGTGGAATAGAAATGGAAGCTGGAAAACTATATATAGGAGCTGGAAATCATGCAAATACAGATACTGGTTTTTATGTAGATTCTGGATCTAATTTTTCATTAGGAGATAAATTAACTTGGGATGGATCTGCATTAGTAGTTAGAGGACAATTAAGATTAGAAGACGGTCAAAACGTTCAAGATGCAATAAATGAAGCTACTGCTTCAAATACAGCAAAATCATTGACATTAACATCTGATTCGCAAATAATGGCATTCGATAGTGCATCAGATAATACAGCTACTCCATCTAGTATTATATTTAGTATAACACAACAAAATTTAACTGCTAGTATATCCGCTAGTAATATTACTATAACAACAGCTCAATCTACTAATGTAACCGGATTTAATTTTGATACTGGTAGTATAACAGTAAATTCATCCGGATTATATAGTGGAATTGTATCTGGAAGTATAACGTTTGCCGGAGCATTATCTGCAGGAGGATTAGAAACTGATAAAGATAATTTTCCAGTATCTATTACAGTTAATGGAGATTCATTAACAGATACAACATCATTATTTAAAGTACAAGGTGGAAGTGATGGAAATAATGGATTAAATGGATCTAATGCAAAATCATTAATTGCATCGGTAGATTCACAAGTATTTTCATTTGATAGCGCATCAGATACATCAGCTGATCCGTCTAGTATTATATTTTCTTTTAATCAACAAAATTTATCAGACGCTGTAGCTGCTAGTGATATTACTATTACTACTGCTCTTGATTCTAATGTTACTAATTTTTCATTTGATAATAATAGTGTAACAAATAGTAGTGGAAAACATAGCGGTATATCATCTGGTAGTATATCATTTTCTAGTAATTTAAATGCAGGAGGATTAAATTCTAACAAATTAAATTTACCAGTTACTATTGAAGTTTCAAATGACTCATTATCAGATACAATAAAAGTCTTTAAAGTTGAAGGAGGTTCCACCGGATCTGATGGAACAGATGGTACTGATGCAGTTACTGCATTTTTAACAAATGAAGCTCATACATTTGCAGCTCAAAATGATGGCACGATTGTTTCTTTTAATGGTGCTACTACAGATATGGAAGTATTTGAAGGAATTACCAATGTAACTTCTAATTATACATTTACCGGATCTAATAGTATAGGTGTTACAGCAACAAGTGCTAGTAACCAAATAACTGTTACAGGAATGGCTCATGATTCCGGATCTATCAATTTTACAGCAGTTAGTGCAAGTGTCAGCTTAACAAAAACAATGACTCTAGCTAAGTCAAAACAAGGAACTGAAGGTTTAAGTGGAGCAGATGCTAAATTATTAACATTAACTTCTGACTCGCAAGTATTTTCATTTGCATCAGCTTCATCTAATATTGCTCTTGATAATGATATATTATTCATAATAAATCAACAAAATTTATCAACTGCTATTGATAGTTCAGAAATATCAATAATAACTGCAAATGACACTACAGTAACTGGATTTACATTAGATACAGATGTTACAAATAATTCTGGATTATTTACTGGCGAAGTATCTGGGAGTATAACATTTACCGGAGCCTTATCATCAGGTGGATTAAACTCTGATAAAACAAATTTACCTTTAACAATAACAGTAACATCAGGATCGTTAACTGATACTACTAAAATATTCAAACTAGAAGGAGGTACTTCTGGAGTAGACGGAGCCGCAGGAACAGATGCAGTTACTGGATTTCTTACAAATGAATCTCATACTTTCCCTGCAGATCAAACAGGCGCAATCGCTTCGTTTACTGGTGGCGAAACTGATATGGAAGTATTTGAAGGAATTACCAATGTAACTTCTAATTATACATTTACCGGATCTAATTCAAATGGAATAACTGCTACTAGTTCTAGTAATTCTATTACTATAACCGGAATGACTGTTGATTCTGGATCAATTAATTTTACTGCTAAATCTGGAAGTGTTACTCTTACAAAAATAATGTCATTAGCAAAATCTAGACAAGGAGAATCATCTATAACAGCATTCCTTACTAATGAGTCTCAAACGTTTGTAGCTACATCAGACGGTACAGTTTCAGATTTTTCTGTTGGTACTACTACAATGGAAGTCTTTAACGGATTAAATAATGTTACTTCAAGTTTTACATTTACTGGTTCAAATACTGATGGTGTTACCGCAACAAGCTCTAGTAATGATATTCAAATAACTGGAATGTCTCATGATAGTGGATCTATAACATTTACTGCTAAATCTGGTTCTGGAGCTAATGAAGTTTCAATATCAAAAGTATTTACATTAGCTAAATCTAAAGCAGGTACTGATGGCAATCCTGGATCTAGTGCAAAATTAATTACATTAACAACAGATTCTCAAGTATTTTCATTCCCATCTGCATCGAGTAGTGATGCTATTGATAACGATATATTATTTATCATTAATCAACAAAACTTAGATTCAGCTGTAGTTTCTAGCAATATTACTATAAAAGATTCTAATGGTAATACCTTAACTAATCCTAGCTTAATAACAGACGTTACATCAGGAACAGGACAAGTTTCTGGTAGTATTACATTTAGTGGTACCGTTGGAGGAGACAAAACTAAACTTCCTTTAACAATTGAAGTAGCTCGTGATAGTGTTAGTGATACAACAAAAATCTTTAAATTAGAAGGAGGATCATCAGGTTCAGATGGTACAAATGGATCAGACGGACAAGCAGCAATAACTGCATTTTTATCTAATGAGTCTCACACATTTCCTGCAACAGCAGACGGTACAGTACCAGACTTTTCTACTGGCACTACCGAAATGATAGTATTTTTAGGTTTAGATAATGTTACATCTAGCTTTACATTTACCGGATCAAATTCATTAGGTGTTACTGCTACTAGTTCTAGTAATTTATTAACAGTTACCGGAATGGCTCATGACTCTGGATCAATTAATTTTACAGCAGTTAGCGGAAGTGTTAGTTTAACAAAAACAATGAATCTTGCAAAATCAAAAACAGGTGAATCAGGAAGCACAGCAAAAACATTAACATTAACTTCTGACTCACAAGTATTTTCATTTGCATCATCTTCAGCAACTGACGCATTAGATGACGATATATTAATTATATTTAATCAACAAAATTTATCAGGTCCAATTGTGTCTGGTGATATTATTATAAAAGACTCCACAAATTCTACATTATCAAATCCAACATTAAAAACTGATGTAACAAATGGATCTGGACAAGTTTCTGGAAGTATAACATTTAGTGGAACTGTTAGTGGTAATAAAACAAAATTACCTTTAACAATAGAAGTTACAAAAGATAGTTTATCTGATACTACTAGAATTTTTAAATTAGATGGCGGTTCATCTGGATCAGATGGATCAGATGGTGCTCCTGGTGCAGACGGTGCACCTGCGGTTACTGCATTTTTAACAAATGAATCTCACACTTTCCCAGCAGATCAAAGTGGTACTGTGTCTAGTTTTGCTGATGGTGTTACAGATATGGTTGTATTTGTCGGATTAACTAATTCAACATCTAGTTTTAGTTATGCTAGAACAAATAGTACAGGTGTTACTTCTACATTATCTGGAACTGATGGAAATACGTTAACTATTAATTCAATGACACACGATTCAGGATCTGTTGATATAACTGCAACCAGTGCAAGTGTTAGTGTTACTAAAACAATGACTTTAGCTAAATCAAAACAAGGAACAGCTGGTACTGCAGGAGCAACTGGCGCAACCGGTCCTAATTTTGATTTCTTAACTGGATCAATATCTGAAGTTGATACTACTGGCGGATTAAATGCTGGATTATTAATGACATCTAATGTATTAGGATTTCATGGTAATATTACAGCCGGCGATGGAACTAATGCAACTATCAATGATTTTGTTACGTTTTTAGATTCTTCTGGTAACTTTTTTATAGGTTCTGCATCAGCTGGACATTTTGCATATTCTCAAACAACAGGTCAATTATTAGTATCAGGATCAGAAGTAGATATACAAACTCCAAAATTCTTTTTAGGATCAGTAGACAATCAATTTGTTTCGGGAGCAAATGGAAATATAGAAATATCATCTTCAAAAATTCATATCAAACCAGATGGAGATGTTATAGTAAGAAAAGTTTCTGCAGAAGAAGGAACAATCGGAGGTTTTGTATTATCAGCTGATGAAATACGATCTTCAAATAACAATTTAAGATTAAAAGATTCTGGACAAATAACAGGATCTGATGTATTATTCACCGGAGGTACAATTGGAGGTTTTGATTTAACAACCAATCAAATTAATTCAACTAATAATAATATTGTATTAAAAGATACAGGTCAAATTACAGCTTCAAATGCATTATTTAATGGACGTGTAACTGCTCAACAATTTACTGAAAAAACAGTTAAAGTTACCAATGGAAATCAATCAAGTTATTTTAGAACAGTTACTGGAGGTAAAAATTTAGTATTTGATGGATCATTAGGAGGAGATGTTGTAATGAATATGATTATAGCAGTAGCACCTTCAAATGCATTTATTATAAAAGATATAGAATTACCAAATACAGGTTCTGCTAGTAGCGTAACATCAACCTCAGTTAATGTAATTATACAAACACCAGGAATTCAATTTGACACTGCGAATATTAACGAAGCAATGGATGAAGCTTTTGATGTTGTTGCAATTTAAAAAAAGGAATAAAAAATGGCAATTATAAATTTAGACCCGGGACAAAATTATAGCTTAGCTAGAATACAGCAAAAAAGTGTTATTCTAGATTCTTCAAATCATTGTCACGCTACAAAAGTTTTTGGAAATCAAGTGTTAATTTCTGGATCTAATATTACTAGTGTAGGATTAGACTTACAACGAACAACGACCGGTACTGGTGCACAATTAAATATGAGAAACTACGGCACTGGAGATTCCGGAATAGCTATACAAGCTGGTACCAGAGGATATTCTATAGGCGTAGATAATTCAGACAATGATTATTTTAAAATAGGACAAAGCACAACTATTGGAGGCTCTACCGGATTAATAATGACTACAGGACTCACTCCTGATGTTATAATTAATAATGATTTAACAGTATCAAGTTTAGCAGGATCTGGAGATAGAATGGTCGTAGCTAATTCATCAGGAGTATTATCAACACAATCAATACCATCCGGTGGATCTGGTGGTGGTGGTGATATAACAGCTGTAACAGCAGGAAACGGATTAACAGGAGGAGGTACATCAGGAGGAGTAACATTAACAGTAGGAGCTGGTACAGGTATCAATGTAGCTGCGTCATCAGTTTCAGTAGATGTATCTGATTTCATGACCAATGGTTCTAATAATAGAATAATTACTGCTACTGGAGCTGATGCAATGAATGCTGAATCTAATTTAACATTTGATGGTACTACTTTAAATCTTTCAACTGATTGTCATTTATCTAGAGCTAGTGCTAACGGAGAATTAAAAATACAAACCGATCATGGATATGTAAATATAGGTCCTAGTAACGGAACTTTTAGTCATTTTTCTACCGACAGAGCTAGTTATTATTTTAATACAGGAATAATAGTAGATACAGGTTTCATTGATTCTTATGATGAAGATTTACATTTAAGAAGAAATAGAAGTTCCAATGATAGTATTCTTATACGAGATACTAGTATAGGATTCTTTTTAGATGGAGCAGAAGATATGCGTTTAGAAAACGACGGCGATTTACATGTTGAAAGAGATGTTATTGGATTTTCTACTACAATATCAGATTCCAGATTAAAAGACAATATTATTACAATTGGAAATGCATTAGATAAAGTTAAATTGTTAAGAGGTGTATCATATACATGGAATTCCGGAAAACGAAAAAATACAAATGATATAGGATTAATAGCTCAAGAAGTAGAAAAAATATTGCCTGAAGTAATAACAGAAAAGAAAATGCCGTTAATGGAAGGAGTTGATCCACACATTGATTATAAAACTGTTAACTATGAAAAAATTATTCCAGTACTAATTGAAGCTATTAAAGAACAACAAAAACAGATTGATGAATTACATACATATATTAAAAACATTACCTAGACACGGAGCTGGTGGTGGGGAAGGAGAAGGAGGAGAAGGAGGCGAAGGACCCGGTGGCCCATCATTACCTGCAGTAAGTTCAACAACTACATCTAATATTCTTGGTAAAAGTATAACATTGTCAGCATCTGTAGTTTCAGCCGGCGGCGGAACTGTATCTGCTAGAGGATTTTATTTTGGAACTAATTCTAATGCATCATCAAATACACAATATTCTAGCGGAGCTGGCGTTGGAGGTTTTACAAGAACTATAACTGGATTAACTTCTAGCGAAACGTATTATTTTGCAGCGTATGCAGTTAATGAAGCTGGAACTAAAGTAGCAGCAACTCAAAATGTAAATAATGTTACAACATTTAAAGCATCAGGACAAATAACCATGACTGAATTGAAAGAAGCATTTGATTCACCGCAAGCTAGTTCAAATGTAAGTTTAGATTTTTTAGCTCAAACAACTGGATTAAATATTAATAGTAATATAAGTTTTTCTGATTTTTATGGACATACTCCTAGTTTAACATTATTTTATCGTGGATCGAGTTGCGGATCTACTACAAGTAATGCTACATATCATGGTGGAGTTGGCACTGTACCAGTCTCTGGTGATTATATATTTACATCTCAATTTGGAGGTCGAGTTAACTTTTTATCAAATGGCACATATGGATTTACTTCTAATGGGTTATCTGGTCAAACAGTTACTAAACAGTTTGTAGTATCATCTGGAAAAGTAACAAGTGTAACTTTATGTTCAGGCGGTGGCAGCGGAAATTCGGGTGGTTGATATAGATTTTAAATATATAGACGATTAATTAATTAAGTAATATTTATATAAAATGAATAATGTAACAGTATTATTTCCCGGTGGCTTTAAGCCAATAACAGGAGCACATATGGCTCTTGCTCAAAGATACGCTCAAAATCCTAGTGTCGACAAAGTTATCATGTTGATAGGTCCAAAAGAGCGTGATGGTATAACAAGAGATATAAGTATCAAAATGTTTAATTTGTTAAATAGAAACAATAACATCGAAATACAATCTACGGATTTTAATTCTCCTATTATGGCCGCATATGAATATCTATTTTCATTACCAGAAGACGCACAAGGTCAATTTGCATTAGCTGCATCAGAAAAAGACGAAGATTATGTTCGAGTAAAAACATTTTTACCAAATGTAGATAAATATAAATTAACTGGTGATAGAAAAGGAAGAAAAATACCAGCTGGTATTGATGCAGTTGAATTAACAGTTTCTGCAGATCCTTTAAAATATGATGATGGTAATGCAATATCAGCTTCAGCCGTAAGAGCAGCTTTAAATGCAGACGAATATAGTAAATTTAAAGCAAGTTATCCTGGATATGATGAATCTATCATAAAAAACTTATGGCAAATGCTTGGTAGTCCATCTTCACTTACTAAAGAATGGTTTTTACAAGAATTTGAAAATGATGCAAATGAAATAGTAGAACAAATGGGAGTTGGATATATGACCCCAAAAGGAGCTGCAGCACATCAAAAAAAGATTAAAAAACTTAGAAAATTTTTAGACAAGAAAAATGATCGTGGATTTACATATGAT